GTAGACCACTGGGTGGGCCGGCTGTTGCGGGGGAAGCGACGCTCGAGCGACATCGTTCTTTGTCTGCTTGCGTCGAAAGGAGCACCCCGCGTCATGCGTGCGACAGATCAGATGCTCGCCCGGCTCTCGGGCGAGATCGCTGAGAAACAGAACTTCATCGACGGTGTCGTCGAAGCCGCCGAGAGCGAAGGCCGCGACCTCACCTCGCAGGAGATGGAGCTCGTGACCCGGGCCCGCACCCGGCAAGGCGAGCTGAACGACCAGGCGAAGCCGATGCAGGAGGCCGCCGAGATCGCGCACGAGTCGGCCCGCCGGATCAGCGAAATCGGAAGGCTGATGGGCGACCAGAAGAAGCCGGTCGGCGACGTCGCCTACCGCACCGCCGGCGAATGGACGGTCGACTACATCGCCGCCGTCACCGGCAGCATCTCCGCGAAGGAGCGGATCGAGCAATACACCCGTGCCGCAGCCCACCAGACGACCGCCGACAACCCCGGCCTGCTTCCGGTCCAGATCGTCGGCGACCTGATCAACTTCGTCGACCAGTCGAGGCCGCTGATCGGGTTCTTCGGCGCCCGCCAGATGCCGTCGGGCAGCTGGTCAAGGCCGCGGATCACGCAGCACACAAACATCGCGGCGCAGTCGGCTGAGAAGACCGAGCTCGTCAGCCGCAAAATGTTGATCGATTCCGTACCGGTCGTCGCGACGACCCTGGGCGGCTACGTGAACTTGTCGAGGCAAAATCAGGCCTGGAGCCAGCCGGCGATCATGGACATCGTCGTCTCCGACCTCGCCGGCCAGTACGCGATCGAGACCGAGAACGCGTTCGCGGACGCCCTGATGGCCGCCGCCACCGCCGAAACCGCGCTTCCCACAGGTGCGGCGACAGCCGCGCAGGTGTCCGCCGCGCTGTGGACGGCGGTCGGGAACGTCTACACCGCCACCAAGGGCGTCGGGCGGCTCTTCCAGGCCGTGTCGCCGGACATGCTCGGGATCCTCGGGCCGCTGTTTGCGCCGGTGAACCCGCAAAACTCGCAGTCGACGGGGTTCAACGCGGCTGATATCGGCTCCGGCACCGTTGGTTCGATTTCGGGTGTGCCGGTGATCGTGTCCGCCGGCCTGAACGCCGGCAGCTGGCTGGTCGGGTCGACCGCAGGCGCCGAGGTGTACGAAGACCGCATCGGCGTTTTGTCCGTGATCGAGCCTTCCGTGCTCGGCACCCAGGTCGCCTACGGCGGCTTCTTCGCCGACGTCGTTTTGGTTCCGACGGCCCTGCGGAAGATCGCGAAGACCCCGTAATGAGCGGTGCTCTGTACGACGACCCGAACCGGGAAGCAGTCGGGCTCGAGCCCGCCTGGGTCGAAGGCACAGGTGGCACACCCGGCGAAGTCACTCCCACCGACACAAGCGGCGGCGGCGGCGGCGAACTCGACGAGATGACGAAAGCTGACCTGCTTCAACTCGCCAAGGACCGCGACATCAGCCCGGCGAACAACGACATGACGAAGCAGGAGCTGATCGACGCCATCCGGGGCCAAGGGACAGGCTGATGGCGTACGTCGAGGTCGGCGAGCTGCAACGGGTGCTCCAGAAGCCCACCCCGACTGCGGCCGAGGCGGAGGCGATGCAACGCGACCTCGACGTGGCGGCGCGGGAGATCGACTGGGACCTCGGTTACGACCCGGTCGACAATCCCGCGCCGCTCCCCGACACACCGGAGTATGGGCTGCTCGCCGACGTGAACCTCGACCGGGCCGTCGAGTTGTGGGCGGCCCACCAGCGTCCGTTCGGCGCCCAGAACGCCGGCCCTGACATGGTGCCGTTCGTCTCGCCAAGGAACACGTGGTACCGCCACCACCTGAGGCTGAACCCATTGCGGACCCGGTACGGGGTCGCGTGACATGTCGCTGCTCGAGCTGACCGCCGGGATCGCCTCACAGCTCGAGCAGCGGCTCAGCATCGAGATCCCGGTGCTGCAAGTCACAGCGACCGCGAACCGGAACCCGACGCCGCCGTCCGTTGACGTGTATCCGGCCGACCCGTTTCAGGAGCCCGACAGTTTCGGCCCTCCGCATCGGCAAGCGACGTTCGTTGTTCGTGCCCGCGTCACCGACCTCGACGTCGACTCCGGCCAGACGCTGCTGCTCGAGATGATGGACCCGGACTCGGCGAAGTCGGTCCTTGCCGCGTTGGCCGCCGACGGCAGCTTCGGCGGCGCCTGTCAGGACTCCACCGTCGAAGGCCCATCAGCCTGGGGTGAATACCAGGACGGGTCCGGCGAGACACTGTTGGGCTGCCAATGGCGGCTCCGAACCATCCTCTAGAAAGGAAGTGATCGACGTTGTCGAAATTCCTGCTCAAAGACGTCAAGGTCATGGTCGGCACAGTTGACCTCAGTTCCCACGCCTTCAACGTCGACACGCCAGGCACGAAAGAACAGGTGGACGTAAGTGGCTTCTCTCCGACCGGAGGTCGGGAATTTCTGCCCGGTCTGGCTGACGAGTCGATCGTGATCCAGTTCGAGAACGATTTCGCAGCGGCCTCCGTGCATGCCACGCTGGAGCCGATCTATCGGAACGGCACCACGACGTTGGTCTACGTCGTGCCGACGTCGGCGGCGGTCTCGGCGACGAACCCGGCTTTCGGCGGGCAAGGTGTCCTGTTCGACTACAACGGCCTGTCCGGCGCGTTGAACGCCAGGTCGGAGACGACGGCGACGTTCAAGCCGGCGCCGGGCGGCACGTTCCAATGGGCGGCGACCGCCCCCACCGCGATGGAGGCCGAAGCGGCCCCGACCAACGCTTCATCGAAGTAAGTGCCGATCGTTTTCTCCGGTTTCCGCGAGCTGAACCTGGCGTACAAGTTCGCCGAACGCGACGTGCGGCTCCGCTGGCGGGCCAATTTGCGGCAGGTCGCCGAACCGGTCCGTCAGGACGCGGAACGGTTGGCTGTGTCGTCGATTCGCCGGATGCCCGGCTCGCCGAAATGGGCGCGGATGCGTGTCGGCGTTACGCAGCGGGTTGTCTACATCGCCCCACGGCAGAAAGGCACGCATGGCCGAGGCCGTTTGCGCCGGCCGAACCTCGCTGACCTGCTTCTGGACAGGGCGATGGAGCCGGCGTTGGAACGGAACGAAGAGGAGATGTTCCGCAACCTCGAGCGGCTGATGGACACGATCGCGGCGGACTTCAATGGCTGAGATTCAGGTCAACGGCCGCACGTACCGTCTCGTCGGGTTCGACGAGTACACGCTGAACGAGGCGATGGTGTTTTTTGAGTACACGAAGATGTCGCAGGCCGAGATCGTCGACATCGACGGGTTCAACCCTGCTGTGGTCGCTGCGATGATCCACATCGCCGTCGCTCGCGGCGAGCCCGGCGAGACAGAACGGTCGATCCGGGCGGCGGTCGGTGCGATCCCGGTCGCGAAGCTGAACGAGGTGTTCATGGAAGTGTCGGTTGAGGTGCCCGACGAGCTCCCTTTGCCCGACGCGACACGGAACGGTTCTGGCGACGGTTCGTCAACGTCTTCGGAATTGCCCCTGGCCCTGTCGCCTCCGCAGGCTTCTGGCAGCCCTGGCTCGGCCACTGGTGCGGCCTACGACCGGCAGACATGGGCGACCTGACCGCACGCCAGCTTGAACGCTGTTACTCCTGGGTGACGGAGCAGAACCGGTGACCGATGGCTCGTAAGCTGATCGCCGAGCTGATCCTCGACCCGTCCCAGTACATCAAGGGTCTACGGAAAGCAACACTGGCCTCCGACGAGTTCGTCGCGAAGCAGCGCAGGACGTTCCAGCGGGAAACGATCCGCGGCACCGAAGGCCGGTTCGGCCTGTTGGGCGGCCTCGCCGGCGGCTTCGCGGGCGGCGGCCTCGCCGTCGGCGGCGGCATCGCCGCCGGGGCAGCCCTGTCAGGGCTGAAGGAGTCGGTGCTGGCCGCCTCCGACCTGAACGAGCAGATCGCGAAGACAACGACGGTGTTCGGCGCCTCCGCCGACCAGATCGAGGAGTGGTCGAAAACAACAACGACCGCGTTCGGTATATCTGAACGCGACGCGTTGAAGATGGCGTCGTCGTTCGGCGCCCTCTTCGCGCCTGTCGGCCTGGTCGGACAGGAGGCCGCCGACCAGTCGGAGAAGCTGACCCAGCTCGGCGGCGACCTGGCGTCGTTCTACAACACCGACGTTCAGTCGGCACTCGACGCGATCCAATCCGGCCTGGTCGGCCAGGTGCGTCCGCTGCGGGAATACGGAGTCCAGCTGTCCGCCGCCAGGGTGCAGCAGCAGGCGCTCACCGACACCGGGAAAAAGCATGCGGCCGAGCTGACGAACCTCGAGAAGACGATGGCCCGCATCAAGATCATCTTTCAGGACACCAAGAAGCCGCAGGGCGACTTCGCCCGCACCCAGGACCACCTCGCGAACCAGACAAGGATCCTGACCGCGAACATCGACGACCTGTCGACGGCGTTGGGCGAGTCGCTGATCCCGGCCGTCACCGACGCGTTCCAGGCGCTCAACGCCTTGTATGGCCTGATGAGGAAGTCGCCGGTCAGCCCCGGCTCGGTTCTCGGCGACATCCTGAAACAAGCCAGTGGCCTGGGGGAGGTAGCCAAGGCCCTGGAGCTGTACCGACACCTGTTCGGCGGAGGCGACGGGAAGAAGCCGGCGGGCGTCGACGTTCTGGCGCCGGCCGGGGCGCTCGGCCCGACTGTCGGCGCCCCAGCCGGCGCTCTCGGCCCGACCGGTGTCGGCCCGCTCGGTCCGTTGAAGGCAACCGCCGAACAACGGAACGCCTGGTTCGACGCGATGATCGGCCGCAAAGAGCTCCGCGCCGGCCTGCTCACCTCCGCGACAGCCCAATTGGCCGCCTACAAGGCCATCGGGGTGCTCCTCACGCAACAGATAGCAGCGGTCCATGACATGACCCGGAAACTCAACCTGAAGGATCAGGCGCTCCAGAACGCCGCGATGGTCGCGGGACTCGAGGCGCAGATCGCGGCCGACCTGAAACAGAAACAACTGGACGCCGCCCAGAAACTCAAAGACCAGATCGCGGCGGCGAAGCAGGAACACGAAGACTGGCTGGCGTTCGCCTACGAAAAAGCGCAAACAACCAAGACGGTCAAAGACGACCTCAAGACAGCGCAGGCGAACCTGGACTACTGGAAGAAGCAGGCCCGCACCGGCAAGTACACCGTCGACGAGGCCCGCCAGGTCCTGCACTGGCAGCAGGAACTGAAGAACCTCCGCAAACAGGGGCAGGACACCGACCCGCTGGCCGGGCTGATGCAGGTCTCGTCTGCACGGCTGGCGGCGATCCTTGCCGTCGGTACCGGCCTGAGTGCTCGCGGCCGGGCGATCCTCGGTATGAACATCGCCGGCGCCGAGATCCAGCCGATGCATATCCACGTCAACATCGACGGCCGCGAAGTCGGCAGGGCCGTCACCAAAGACCAGGCCCGCACCAGCAAGCGGACGGCGCAGCAGACGTCCGGGCGCCGTGGCTGACCCGGTCGGCGTCTCCGTCGCTTTCGACGCCGACCCGATGGCCCCCGACCCGGCCTGGACACGGATCGACACGTTGGCCGGCTGCCGTGTCCGCGGCTGGACGATCGACCGTGGCCGGCCGACCGAGTTCGACAAAACAGGCACCGGCACCGCCACCGTCCGGATCGTCGACCGGCAAGGGCTGTTCGACCCCACCAACAGCTCCAGCGCCTATGCAGGCAAGATCTTGCCGGGGAAGCAGGCGGCGGTCGCGTTGCAGAACCCGACCGGCGCCCACGCCTGGTTCACCCTGTTCCGCGGCTTCGTCGAGTCGTGGCATTACGTGTTGGGGCCGACCCGCCAGTGGATGGAACTCGAACTTCAGTTGGTCGACGGGTTCGCGATCCTGGCCAGGGCCGAGCTGCGGGTCGGCATCGACGGTGCATTACCGCTCCCGGCCGGTCTCGCGAAAGGCAACGTCGCCTACGGCGAAAACGAAGAGACCGGGACAGGCGCCGACCGCATCCATGCGATCCTCGGCGACGTCGGCTGGCCCGTCGAGCTCCGCGACGTCTTCTCCCTCAACGTCCGGTTAGGACCGAAAGCGTACGGTCCCGGCACGTCCGCGCTCGATGCGATTTGGGACGCGTTGGACGGCGAGTTCCCCGGAGTCGCGAACGGCTGGATGTCAAAAGACGGCGTGTTCGTCGTCCACGGCCGGCAGGCACGGTTCCGCCCCGACGTCGCCGAATACGGCATCCAGCGCCGAACCGTCGGCGACCCGTCCGCAACCGCCGGTGACACCAGTGTGGTTCCGGTGTCGGAGCTGGAATGGTCGAACGGTCAAGACAACCTCTACAACGCCTGTTCGGCGACGCCGCAATGGGTCGGGACAGGCGACACGATCCGGCAGCTCAACCCCGACCCGCCCGACAACGACAACGTCGCCGGCCAGTACGTCAAAGACGACACGTCGATCGCCGCCTACGGGCTCCGGTCGATCACGTTCGACCAGCTCCAAACCGTCGAAGGGAAAGCGACCGGCAACAACTCGATGGTCGAAACGAAACAGTTCGCGACCTACTACGTGACCAACTACAAGGACCCGGCGCCACGGATCAGCCGGATGGTGTTCAAGGCCCGCCACCCGTCCGCACCCAACGCCGACCGCCTTTGGGACCACATATGCCGCTGCGAAATCTCCGACCTGCTGACGTTGAAGACGGCGCACCCGGGCGGCGGCGGCTTCGACGAGGACTTCTACGTCGAAGGGATCCACTACACCGGCGAGCCCGGCGGCCCCGGCGCCCCCCAACAACCCCCGATCATCCATCTCGAGCTCGACGTGTCACCGCGGGCGAACTACACCACCAACCCCTTCGACGCCGACCCCGATCCCTGATGTCTGCGCCGCATCCCCGCATGCACGGCCTCACCCACGTCCAGGGTGGCCCCGACCCTGTCCCCGGCCTGTTGCCGCAGGCCGCGAGCGACTATCCGGCGGCGGTTGTCGCGCTCGGCCCGTATGCGTACTGGCGGCTCGGCGAGGACGCGTCGCCGTGGCACGACACCAGCGGGGCCGGAACGGTCCCGGCCGACCTCACCCTCGAGACCGGCACCGTCCCGCTGGCCGCGAACGTGCCGGGGATGCTGCCGGAGACGGCCGACGACGGCGCCGTCCAGTTCAACTACGGCGGCACCGACACCGGCGGCGGCGAATACATCCGCTACGGCAGCGTCGTCGTCGGCGCGAAGACGTTCAACAAGCCGGAGTTCTCCGCCGTCGTGTGGGCGAACATCACGTCGGCGAACGCGGCGTCGCGTGGCGTGATCATGGGCAACACGATCGTTGCTTTCGGGTCGGGGGCGATCTCCGGCTGGGCGCTCGAGGTGATGCCGACACTCAAAGTCAGGTTCACGGTCGGGATGACCGACGGGGCCACCGAACGGTACGCCGAAACACCCAGCGGCGTCAGCACGGAGGTTTGGGTGTTCCTGGCAGGCACCTACACCGCCGCCGACGACATGGTCCGCCTGTACGTCAACGGCGAGCTGGTCGCCGAGACCCACAACCCGGCCGGTTCGCCGGCGGGGAGCGATCCCGGCGTCCGGTTCGGCTGGGGCGGCGGCGACAGCGCCCACCAGCAGGCGTTCTACAACGGTGCCGCCGACGAGGGCGGCTACTGGGACCGGCCGCTCACACTGGCCGAGATCCGGCAGCTGTACGCCGCCGCCACGACAGGCGGGCAGCCGGGCGAGGTGCTCGGCCTCGACGAGAACGGCAACCCCGTCTGGGTACCGCAGTCGGTCGAGGTGTCCGGCGGCGGCCTCGACGACACGACCCCCGACCCGACCCCTGTCGACAGCGACAGCGGCCCCTACGCCGGCACCCCCACCACCGGTTCGGGCTGGCATCTGGAGGCG